TGGATATCCGTGAGCGATCCCGCCAGCGGCGCTGGTGCCGCGTGAACGGCATGAGCCGAAGATAATAAACAGTCCCAGCCGAGGGGCAAAGCTCGGCATAAGAAAGGAGCATTTTATGGCAGAAATCAAGTACATTCCGGTTAAAAAGCTGTGGCAGCACCCTGATAACCCCCGCAAAGATTTGGGCGATGTGACCGAGCTGGCCGAGAGCATCAAGGTCAACGGCGTACTCCAAAACCTCACCGTTGTTCCGCTGATCGGGGAAATCACAAAGAAGTGGGACGGAGAAAGCTACCGCGTCATCATCGGCCACCGCCGCCTTGCGGCCGCAAAGCTGGCCGGCCTGGAGGAGCTTCCCTG